CATCAAAGACAGGTAACCAGGGAGTATAACCGCAAACACAGACCTTACCAAAAGTTATATAAAACCGCCCGGTGGCAACGGTTGAGGCGGCGCTTGTTGTCTGAACACCCTCTTTGCACCTTGTGCAAGCTTCAGGGTAGAATCACTCCAGCAACGGTAGCAGACCACATCAAGCCCCACAAAGGTAACCTAGAGTTGTTTTGGGATGAGGATAATTTACAGGCCCTCTGTAAGTCTTGCCACGATAGTAAGACAGCTAAGGAAGGTCGCTGGGGAGAGAAGGGTAAGGTTTACACTTACTGATTGGGGGTAGGGGGGTATAAATCCCTACAACCTGTGGCCCCAGGAGCGGCGGCGGGGCAACACGCAAGAATTCGCGAAATTCAAGGAGGGGGGTAAAAGCCCTATCTACGCTAAAAGGGGTGATGTAATCATGGATATTCAAAAAATACCGCTAGAGAAACTAAATCCGGCCACATACAATCCTCGGAAGGATTTAAAGCCAGGGGATCCGGAATACGAAAAACTTAAAAAATCCATGGAGACCTTTGGCTATGTGGAGCCCATCGTATGGAATAAAAGGACCGGCAACATTGTCGGCGGACATCAGAGATTGAAAATATTGGTAGGACAAGGCTACGACGAGATTGATTGTGTTGTGGTGGATCTAGACCAGACCCAGGAAAAGGCTTTAAACGTTGCCTTAAACAAAGTTAGTGGTGAGTGGGATTTGCCCAAACTTGCCGATTTAATCGGTGAATTAGACGGGGAACTTTTTGATATTTCCTTAACCGGTTTTGACGCTGCGGAGATAGAAGACCTATTTAGCAAGGTCCATGACAAAGATGTGCAAGATGATGATTTTGATGCCGATAAAGCCTTAGAAGAAATAGATGAGCCAATATCCCAGATAGGGGACGTGTGGTTATTAGGGAAACATCGACTAGTATGTGGAGACAGCACTGAGGCTAAAACCTATGAAGTTTTAATGGCAGGGAAAAAGGCCAATCTATGTGTTACTGACCCGCCCTACAATGTAAATTATACAGGGGGTAGGGAAAACGAAAGAACAATTAAAAACGATAACTTGGATGATGCGAACTTTTATGAGTTTCTACTTGCGGCCTTTAAAAACATTTATAGTTTTTTAGATGATGGTGCTGCAGCCTACATCTTTCATGCTGATACCGAGGGGCTCAATTTTAGAAAGGCTTTCAAAGATGTGGGCTTTCATTTAGCCAATGTCTGTATTTGGGCTAAACAATCCCTGGTGCTAGGCAGATCTGATTATCAATGGCAGCATGAGCCAATCCTTTATGGCTGGAAGCCCACCGGTAGACATCGTTGGTATGCGGATAGAAAACAAACAACCATTTGGAACTTTGATAGACCAACAAAATCAGAATTGCATCCAACGATGAAGCCAGTACCTTTGGTGGCTTATTCCATACAAAATAGTAGCATGACCAATTGCATTGTGCTGGAGCCTTTTGCCGGTAGCGGCTCAACCATTATTGCTTGTGAGCAAACGGGCAGGATTTGCTACGCAGTGGAACTGGATGAAAAATACTGTGATGTAATCGTTAAAAGATATGTTGAATCTGCCGGCGATGATGGGGTTTTCCTGCTTAGGGATGGACGGAAGATACTTTATCAAGATGCCATATAATCCTTGACTTACCTGTGTTTTTGAGTGATGTATATACATACCAAAAACTACAGGAGGGATGTACGATGTCAAGAAAAGAACTGGTAAACCTGCTTAGTCAACACCTTGAAGTACACTCTGTTTATCTAGGGGCACCCAGCTTTGCCTATCAAGTAGGTGACTACACCGTTGACCGGCATGGCAGCATTTTAGATGCGCAGGGACAGGCAGTAGAGCCAGAAAAGTTGTTGGAAAGTGGCTCGAAGGAGGAGATGGGACTGGAAACTTTGAATGTGCAAATTCCCTTAGAAGGCTATGACGGGAAGGGCTTAAGGAATCTTTTACACCTAATCTATAACAACCAACCTTTAATAAAAAAGGCTTTGGATTTAAAAAGCGACCTGGTTAGTGAGGAAATTATTGCCGCTTTGCAGCAGGAGAGGATGTTTACCCTAGAACATTTCAAAGAGGCTATGAAAGGGGTAAGCTGCCCTTACATTGACTTTGACTATGATGATGAAATTATTGTTTTTAGGTTAGACACCTATGAAAAAAATCCGGAGAAGGTGCAGGCAGCCACCCAGCTTTTAAAGCTTGCCAATATTAATGCCCGGCGGCGAAAGCAGAATCTGGCCGCAAAGGTAAGGTCTACTGATAATGAGAAATTTTCTTTTAGGACTTGGCTTCTGAACTTGGGGATGATTGGTGATGAGTATAAAGTTGCTAGAAAGGTATTGCTTAAAAATCTTTCCGGTAATAGCGCTTTCAGAAATCCGCTTGGGGAGGAAGCCTAAATGACTAAACCAAGATGCAAACTTACCGGTGAGGATGGCAACATTTTTAATCTGCTGGGTATTGCTCGAAGAACCTTGAAAAGAGCCGGACTTTCGGCCCAAGCCCAAGAGATGACTGAAAGAGTCACCCAATCAGGCAGCTACCATGAAGCCTTGGCTGTAATTATGGATTACGTGGAGGTAGAGTGAGAGGTGGAAGATGGATAAGTTTTTTACACAAAAAAATTGTGATAGGTGTGGTAAAGATTTAAGCAATGGCAGAATAATGTCTATGTTTAATAAGGACTGTATCTGTATGGATTGTAAGGGAAAAGAGAGGGAGGATCCAGAATATAAAAAGGCGGCGGATGCTGAACACGAGGCAGTAAAAAGAGGGAACCTAAACTTTCCGGGGATTAGGAAGTAGCAAAATACCCTCAGAGACATTTGAAAATGTGACTTGTTATTATCTGCAAGACCCCGGAGCTGGGAAGGATTAAGAATGTTTACAAAAGGAGCTGAATGATCGGCTCTTTTTTCTTTATAGGAGGTGAAAGGCTATGGCGACACGGGGAAGGAAACCTAAACCAACAGCCCTAAAGGTTTTAGAAGGAAATCCCGGGAAAAGGCCGCTGAATAAAAACGAACCCCAGCCAGAGAGAAAGGCACCCCGCTGCCCGTCATGGCTGGAACCGGAAGCGAAGAAAGAATGGAAACGGATGGCGAAAACATTGGAGGCTATAGGGGTTTTAACTCAAGTGGATAAAGCCGCCTTTGCCGGCTATTGCCAGGCTTATGCTCGCTGGAGGGAGGCCGAGGAGTTTTTATCGAAACATGGCACTATCTTCAAGACGCCATCGGGTTATATCCAGCAAGTGCCACAGGTGGCCATTGCTCGAAACTACCTGCAGATTATGAAGGACTTTTGTAGTGAGTTTGGACTGACCCCGGCTGCTAGAACACGGATAAGGGTAGATACAGAATCGGCAACCTCAGATGACCCTATGGAAACCCTTTTGAGGGTGCGTAATTAGTGGGTTTTGATCATGAAAAAGCCGAACACGCAGTCCGGTTTATTAGATTGCTTAAGCACACCAAAGGGGTTTGGTATGGAAAGCCTTTTGAATTACTACCCTGGCAAGATAAGATCATCCGGGATGTTTTTGGCACAGTTAAAGAGGATGGCTACCGGCAGTATAACACCGCCTATATAGAGGTGCCTAAGAAAAATGGTAAAAGTGAGTTGGCTGCTGCGGTCGCCTTATACCTTACTTGTGGTGATGGGGAATGGGGTGCTGAGGTTTATGGTTGCGCCGCAGACAGGCAACAGGCTTCTATAGTGTTTGATGTGGCGGTAGATATGGTGGAGCAGTCTCCGGCCCTAAAGAAAAGAATTAAGCCAGTGTTATCCAAGAAAAGATTAGTCTATATGCCTACCGGCAGTTTCTATCAAGTGCTTTCATCGGAAGCTTATACTAAACATGGATTTAATGTTCATGGGGTAGTATTTGATGAGCTGCATGCCCAGCCTAATAGACAGCTCTATGATGTAATGACGATAGGTAGTGGTGATGCTAGAAAACAACCATTATTTTTCTTAATTACAACTGCCGGCACCGATCGAAATTCTATCTGTTACGAGGTGCACCAAAAAGCCGTGGATATTCTACGGGGTAAAAAGAAAGATCCCACCTTCTACCCGGTGAT